TATTAATGTAGGTAAGGGTTGTGTGGCATGGGATGGGAAGGAAGGCATTCTATTAAGCATGAGTACTGGATGGGTAGACACGGCATATCTCTTCACCCTACGCTATTATTTCACAAGAAAAAACGCACTGACATGGAATGTGTCATATGACATTATGGCAGGTGGGAATCTGGGCAGTCTCGGCTCTGATAGCATCAACAGCCGCTATATATACACGAATGTCACGACATACGATAATTACGTGGAGGCAGTCTTCAGATATCATTTCAACAGTGGCGACAGCCTACCACCCCTTGCCGACAATCACCTGGTGTTCATTCATAACATCAAGTTCGAGCCTGTAGAGAACAACGAGCCATACGCGCAGTATAAATTCAAACCGGCAGAAGACAGCGACACTATACCTGCGCGGGATGAGACGAATGTTCCCTTAATATCATCGTCACTGACCATGCCTATCTCACGCTATCGCGCGAATGACCACATGATAGGCGAGGCGTTGCTGACATCGTGGATAACGGACTATCCGTACTTGTTCCAGCCGCGCACGAAGATGGAGCATACATTCAGGCTGGCGGTGGCTGACATGCCAGTACTGGCACATACCAGGCTCTTTGCATTTCAAGGTAAGCGGTGGCGAATAATAGCCGCCACGTTCCATCCGTGGAATGACGAGTATCAATTAACTATGCAGAGCAGTCCAGTTTTAGACGATCAACAATAAAAAACAATATATATATATGGAAATTACACTTGAAGCAATCATCAGTCTTGTGGGACTGTTCGTGGGTGGCGGTGGCGGTGCATTCTTTACATGGCGGTACATGCGCCGTAAGGCAAAGGCCGAGGCAGTGCAGGCAGAGGTGGAAGCTGCCAAGGACAAGCAAGACTACTATCAGCAGATAATCGAGGACATCGCCAAAGACCGCGACTACTACAAGGGTGAGCGTGACGAGATTCGTGAGCGCATGGACAAGATGGCACACTCGTTTATGGACTGGCGCATAGAGGCAGACCGCGACCGCTCGGACATGAAGATGGAGATTGCACGGTTAGGAAGGAGGGTGGAAATGATGACCCCTTTTATGTGCGGCGACTTGCAGTGCAAGCTCCGCAAGCGCGTAGTTCTATCGGACGACGGGGAAGTTAAGACCGCCAGCAAAGGGGAGAAACAGAAAGATATAGAACCAATAGAATCAGAAGCATTATGACATATAAGAGAGGAAGTCGCGGCGAGGTAGTTAAGCAGATACAGAAGGCACTGCACTTGCTGGCTGATGGCATATACGGCACACAGACAGAGGAGGCAGTCAGGGCATTCCAGATGCAGCAAGGGTTGAAAGTGGACGGCATTGTAGGCCCCGCGACACTGGCACGCCTGATACCACAGCGGCTGAAGAAGTCGAAGCGTACCATTAAGGAGATAATTATACATTGCTCCGCCACGCCGGAGGGTAAGGACTACACAGTACAGGACATCCGGCGTTGGCACAAGCAGCAGGGATGGTCGGACATCGGTTATCATTACGTCATCTATCGCAACGGACACATCGAGCCGGGGCGTGACGTCGACATACAGGGAGCACACTGTGCTGAGGGTGGTCACAACCGCAACAGCATCGGAGTGTGCTATATAGGTGGCTGTGCGGCTGACGGCAAGACGGCCAAGGACACCCGCACGCTGGCACAGAAGGCCGCGCTGTTGTCACTATTGATGGACTTGAAAGCCATGTATCCTGGCGTAAAGATATACGGGCATCGTGACTTTGCCCGAAAAGACTGCCCCAGCTTCGATGCGACATCGGAGTATGGCAGGTTATAGTTTGTTTAATTCGGTATTTGTTTTTATTACGATTTTTTATTTACTTATTGTTAAAGTTTTTCAGTTAATTTTTTTTAGGTTACTTGGTTAGGGGGGCAGTGGCTCCCCTTTTTGCATCGGACTGGCACGGACTGTTACGGACTTTTCGTGTCAATAGTCCGTGCCAGTCCGTGTTGCCGTCGCGGTAAACCTATTACACGTACTTTCTCGCTACGTAGACAGAATTATAGTATTAACATAAAACAACGAAAGTATGGAGAATTACAATCTTTCCCAAACAGGACCGGAAGTTCAGCAGATACTGAACGACATCCCCGTGCAAGCTGGGCAGAATGCACAGAACATTCTGTTCATTGAGCGCGGCCTTGGCAAGTACGACAACACCCGCAGCGTCACCCTTCAGCAGGCTACAGCCGGAAAGTACGTGAACGTGAACGGACAAAAGGTGAGTGCCAGCGGCTACGGCATATCGGCTGAGGTGCAGTTGAATGCTGGCGACATCATGCTGGTGCCCAGTGCGAGTCCCGTGCCTGCCGACGTAAGCCTCTTCGCCCGCATCGTGACGCGTACCTATGACAAGGTGATAAACTACACCTACACCTATCGTCAGGACTATCCCGAACTGCCTTCAACGGCTACGGCTGACTACAACCCCGCGCTGATCTATACGGCTCAGTACGACGAGAGCGGCGACACACCTGTTTTGACGGGTTGGGTAATGGGTGGTCAGACCTACACCACACTGCCAGCTACTCGCACGGTGACGGAGAGTTACTACGAGCCGCTGATGAAGCAGGCGGTGGCTGCTATGCCTTCGACGGGTTATTACGTGTATCTCTGCCCCACCAGCATGACCATCGTGGTCAGTGGTTATACGGCAACGGTGAACGGAGGTGTGGCACTGGTGGTTGGTCTTGGTATCTTCAAGAACATCGCCACAAACTTCATCGGTGCGCCAGGTCAGGCTGTCATCGCACAGGCATTCGCTCAACTGCTGGGTGAGATTGAGGGACTGAAGGCACAGCTCGACAACCTCGGAGAGACACGCGCCGTTTGCATCAACTCGGAAGACGTGCCAAAGGTGCAGAACTATCCGATGATTATATACGGAAGTGGTGCACCATCAGCACCTAACGTGCCAGCATTTATCGGTCAGAAGTATCTCGACACGACTAACAAGAAGGAGTACACCGCATTCAGCGTAACAAACTCCGTGAGCGATTGGGTTTTGATGAATTAAAAATAAAGAAAGGATAAAGATATGGCAATCAAAAGTTATGCAAACAAGGCTGCCTATGATGCAGCCGTGAAGCCTACCATCGAGAGTCAGGTTTCGCTCATAGAGACGACCCGCGAGATTATCGTGGACGGTGTGAACGTGATTACCACCAGCCCAGTTGTGGGTGACTTGGTATTCCTGAACGAGTCGAATGAAATTACCTATGTGAAGGGTGGCTCGTGGATTCAGAAGGCCATCATCCCCAGCGCATGGGTGCACGTCGGCTACGTCTATCTGCGCAAAGGTCGTCAGGTGGGTGTGATTGACAAGAACACCGCAGATTTGAAGTATCTCGACGTGTGTCAGTATGCCATCACCGCCATCAGCAGCACCACGCTGGCTATCAAGTTGCGCATGAGTCCCGACTACGCCGTTGACACCACCGTGGACGTGACGCTGACATCAGCCGCTATCAATGCGACAAGTGCCGCAGAGATTTCCGCTGCTGTGGCCGCAAAGGCTGCTGCCGTTGGTGATACAAAGGCATGGTGGGCATACCTGGCCGATGCTGAAGGAAACAAGGTGGAGAGTGGCGGTACTCAGATCATTATCCAGTGCGACACCTGCGTGGACTATCGCTTCTACATCGTCAGCGCAACGGGTTGTACTATCACCCACATCACTTGGGGCGACATGCCAGAAAACTCTAACTACTGGCGTGGCGAGCGCGGATTCTCAACGAACTATTGGGGCGTGATGAATATTGCTCGTACTAAGGCGTGGGCAGCAAGCAACGGTCGTGTGCCGTCCGCAAACGAACCAGTCGGTCCCCGTGCCGGCAACGATGCGCCCGTGAAGCCCTCTGAGTTTGAGAGTTCACAGTATTGCGCCGACCTGCGTGCCGCTTACAAGACCTACGAGGAATATCTGGAGAAGTGTTACATGGTTGTTTGTCCGCAGAAGTATGGTTGCTTTGCGCTGTCTGATGGTGCTGAGATGGGCAGAATGTATGCCAACAAGATGGCCCCGACGAAGGACGGCGGCATCAAGGCAAAGTACCCTGCGCTGAACTACGGCTACGACCGCTCGTATGGTGTTGCTGGTCTGAACGCTGGCGACCTCCATCTGCCAGGCGTGCTGGAGGGTACAGAGTTGATGAAAGACGATTGTATCAACATTCTCGCGCCATCCGTCACGAAGATGGGTACCACCGTAATTAATAACAGCACGTACCGTTGGTTCGCCCAGAGGTACAACACGAGCTACGCGTGGTTTTTCAGCGGCCTCAACGGCTCCCTCAGCTCCTACCACGTCAATAGCACGTTTCGTTGTCAGGCGGTCGCGCTTTTGGAAATTGATTAAGACTTATAATGCTCCCGTGCCGTCGCGGTAGCGCGGCACGGGGCTTACTCTCATGGCGAAGATATACTCCAACTACGACGAATACTTGCAAGATGCTTACGAGCAGCAGTCAGACAGGTACACAATCGAAATAGATAGAAATAATGAACGAGCACAAGAATCCACGCGGCAACAAGGCGAAGAACGACAAGGACTCTATTCTCGCTGACGCGAAGAACTTGCTTTACATCCTGCATCCCGCCGTTCAGCGGATGCCGAAGATAGAACGCATCGAAGGTGCACCGGTTGAAATGAAGCGGGCGACACAGAATATTATCCGTCACTTCGCCATCGCAAAGGAATGTCAGGAGGTAAGACATGAGCATATCCGCGAGATGTTCGGTGAGTTCGGCATATTGCTGGCAAACTTCGAGCTCTGCATTGCGCAAGGATTGCTGACCGATAGCGACAAGTTGCGTATCGCCGTGCAGTTGGAACGTATAGAGGAAGGTGTAAGGAAATGGAGAAATGCGGCACGGTCGCTTAAACGTCAGGAGCAGCAGGAGGTCGGCACGAAATAGTGTAAGAAATTGCTGTCAGACATGAATAAGGTAAAAGGGAGTCCGGCTATCATGTATAGCAGCGTCAGATGTGACTCCGACCAGCACGAACCGTTGGTTCGCCCAGAGGTACAACACGAACAACGCGTGGAATTTCAACGGCAACAACGGGAACTTGAACATTTGAGCTATCCCGCCAAACGGGATTGCGGCGTAAGCCAAAGGGCAAAAAGACCGCGAATTGCACGAATTGAACGAATTCCATTAAAATATCTTAATTTATTGCCCGATTGTTTGGAATATTAAAAGAATTTTTCTTATCTTTGCACCGTTCAAACATGAGTGCGGCAGAAGATGTCGCTTAACCAAGCGGCAATTTTTTTGCCCCATAGGTAAGGAAATACTGGCAGCAACCGCGTGGCGTAGTGAAAACACCGCCAAGGCTTCGCACTCATAAAGCCTGAACAGCGCGTAGTGCTGCCATTTTAATTTTAATGTTCAAACAATATGAGTAATGATTCATCAATGAAGAAGATTAAGGAGCGCAACGCCGCCCATCTTCTGCTGACCAAGTTCGTGGAACGCGAGGCTGACGACATCGCAAGTGCATTGGAGCCGATTATCCCGATGTACTTCGACATCACTTACGACGGATTAGAGAAAAGCATGAGTGTGGTCAATCAAACATTCGCAAGCGTAGCCTTGCAACTCATCAGCCACAACAGCTGCCTTGACCCCGAAGACCCCAACAACATGACGCTGCCAGTAGGTGCCAAGGAAATGCAAGAGACGCTTTGCGAACTCTCAAAGTTCATCCATGCCATGCGCACTCTGCTGTTTATGCTTTACGACAAGCACCGCGACGACCCAGCCGTGAAGCTGGCAGATGAGACTTTCTCAAAGTACGACGCTCAAATGTAAGACCATGGAAGAGGTTTGGAAATACATCGAAGGCTACGAAGGCAAGTATCAAGTGAGCAACCTTGGGCGTGTGCGCTCATTGGTGCGCAACACGCTGCATGACTCCGATCACAGACGCTCGTCTTATGTCAGGTATCACGACGGCAGGATGCTCAAACAGACAATGGCTGCTGACGGGTACTACCGTGTCAGTCTGTACGACAAGGACAATAAACTGAAGTATGTGCCCGTACACCGGCTTGTGGCCCACGCTTTCGTGGACGGATATAAAGAAGGTATGCAAGTAAACCATATCAACGAAATGAAGTTTGTCAACTGTGCCGTTAATCTCGAATGGGTCACACCTTCCCAAAACATCAACCACGGAGAACGTAACAAGAAAGCAGTAAAAACAAGAAGGAACCATGCGCACAACCCGAAGGTTATCCAACTGAATGATGAAGGAATTCCGATTTGCGAATACAATAGTCAAACAGAAGCAGCCGAAGTCAACGGCATATCACGCACAACACTATGCAGAGCCATGAAAGAAGGCTCGAAATATAAAGGTTACTACTGGAAGTTCAAAGAGTAAACCTACAAGCCCGACTTGCAAAACAGCAGGTCGGGCTTTTTTGTTTCTATATACCATGAAAAGCATCAGTAAACCCCATCATAGTTTTTGCGCGAGATTAAACGATAAGTATCATTTAAAACTTAAACGAATATGAAGAAATCAGAAATCATCGAGCAGATCAATGCTCAGCAGACCATTATCCTCGACAGTGAGAGCAAACTAACCAGTACGGACTACATCGCCGCAAAGATTGCGGAGGGTAAGGCCACCAAGAGCGAGTATGCCGACAAAATAGCCGACCGTCAGCAGTGGCGCGACGACATTAACGCGGCCAAAGAAGAGATTGAACGTCTGGAGGCATTAGAACCAGACCCCGAGGATATGCCGGAGATGGAAGAGTAAACCATCTTATTGAGCCCAATAAAAAGGAGAACCGATTGGCTCTCCATTTTTTTATTGTTTATTACCAAGTCCCCTCGTAACTATCCATCCACTCACCATTCAGCGACAGCGACATACTGCCGCCAGCACTAAAAAGCGGCCCAATGTAGTCGCTCACCCTGTTTGCCTTCAGCGGTACAGCCGTCAGCGTAGCCGTTCCCAGCACAGCATCCGCTGCCGTCTTACTGCTGATCGTCACGTCCGTAGTCCATTCTGTAGCCGTCGATATACTAAACATCGAAGCCTGAACACCCGTTTGACCGATACTCGTTGACGGGATGTTAATCGTTGTCGTCTGGCTCTCAGCCACAGCGCACGGCTCACCCGTTACATAGTCCAGCCCCTTATACCAAGTCACAGGCGTAATATTGATAGTTGCCGCATTCTCAGGAATAGCATCCGTGAACGTCAGCCTCAGTTTCGTCACCACACGATCCAGCGTCACCGCCCTGTTGCCGTTCGACGTCGCCACCACGTTTACCTCGTAATCCTTATAGAACGTGTCACTCACCCTCTCCCACGTCAGCCGATGTTCCCCGACATTCATATCTGGTCCCATTCCACGACTCGCCACAAAGTACACATGATGACTGCCATACGCCAGCTGCATCACCGGCACGCCAAAGTCTTCGTCCATGTTTGTCTGGTGCAACTGTTGCACGAGGTTGCCGTTCATATAGTCCAGCACCCACAGGTCGGTCATATCCTTTCCATCCGCTTGCAGGTAGCCACGAGTCACTGACTTCCACTCTTCAGAGAAGTCTCCTTTTACCGTAAACGTAAACTTCTTGGTGTTCCCTTGGTCTGCTACCACCAAGCCGTCGCCGTCCTTTACAATGTCGTCATCAGACACAATCGGTTTTTCACATGCGGTAAACATGACCACCGCACAGGCCATCAGAATTAATTTTCTCATAATGTTTTTGTTTTTAGGTTAAAAATATAATGTATAGAAAAATGGGCCTCTCGGTCTGTCTTTGTTGCTCAATTCGCCGACATAGTACACCTGCACCCTTACCCGAGAGAACCCATCATTATGAGTCCGGCTTTCGGGTACAGGTTTTCTGATGTCAGCGAAATTGAGCACGGCAAAGGTAAAACTTTTTTCTGAAAACGCATCATTTTTCCAAAACTTTTTGTATCTTTGCCACGAAAATAACTCTAAAACGACAGGAACTATGAAGAAAATGCTTGCAATTTTAATGCTGTTTGTCACAATAACGGCAGAAGCTCAGACGTGGGAAAAGACCATCGAAAAAGGTGATGAACTGAAAGGTACCATTGATCGTAATAAATACAGAATAGTAGACTCACTATCACGTCAGGTTATGGTATTCTATCAGCCTGGCGATGAGTGGAAGGTTGGCATCGGAGGAAACGCTTTCATGCCTGACAAACAAGGACTGATGCACCAGAAAACGCACAACATGATAACCTATGCAACCATCGGGTTCTATGATGAGAACGACCAACTCATCAAGAAATGGGACAATTGTATGGTTGAACTGACGCAGATTATGCAGGTAGCAGAAGCATCTAAGAACATCTGGGGAAAAACATCTAAAGGGTGCCGCGACGTGGTGCCATACCTGATAAACAATCGCGGTTATGTCCGCATCATCATACCAACCTACAGAGGCAAGGAGTTCGACATGAAGGTACCTTGCATCAACAACTGACACCAAAACAACCACACCCACCAAGCGGCAACCATCATTGCCGCTTTTTTATGCCGTCGGTAAACCTTTTCCGCATTGTTTCGCAAAGGTATATGGCAATAATTATCGACGATACTATTCTGACCAATCAGGCCGACAACCTGAAAGCGGCCATGAGCACCGACCCGAAGATGCGGAAGGTGATACAGCAGCATATCCGTGAGGCTCTGTTCGAGGCACGCCGTGAAGTAATGAAGGATATACACTTCGACAATGGCGACCCCAGGCAGAGTGCGAGATCAATCCGAACCAGCGTGTACGAAAAGGTGCTGGGCGGTCAAATCAATATTCTGACAGGCGGCAAGGCTCATGGCGCATCGAATTACCAGCCACCCAAGAAAGGTGCAAGTGGCCGCGGCGGAAATCGTCGTCCACGTTCTGAGCGAACCAAACAGATACAGAGCTATGGACCTCTCGATCGCGGCTTCATTTTACGTTTCGTCAACAGTGGCACAAAGACCCGTGTCATCGGATTCCGCAACACAGTCGTAGGCAACCGTGCCAGATACGAGCGAGCTGTTACCCGCATTCATCGTGGCGAGAAACTTCGCACCGGCAACCGTGGTGCCATTGCAGCTCGCAACTGGTTCATGACATCAGCTGAAAGTGCATTGGGTAATGCAGCACAGATGATTGCCGACCTGATAGAAATCGAGGCAGCAGCCATCGCAAACGGAGAACAATAAAACAAGATTAATATGGCAGCAAATTCAATACTTAAACTGCGCGTCGATTCTTCGGAGTATGATGCCAAACTGAAGAAGGCGGCAGAAGGCTTGCAGCACATGGCAAAGTCGGCACACGACTGTGGCGGCGAATTGTTAAACCTCGAAAAAGACGAGGTGGCTTTCATTCGTGAGATGGGTTCCATGAATACATCAGCGAAGACGGCGGCAGGCAGCATACGCGAAATGGAGTCAACACTGAAGGCGATGACAATCACCTACAAGCAGATGTCGGACGCTGAGAAGTCGGGCAATGCGGGAAAGGCATTGGCCGACGCAATGGCTGAACTTAGAAGCAGACTCATACCAGCCAAGCAGGCGTTGGCCGAGACGGAGAAGGAAATGCGCAAATTGAACCAAGAGGTGAGTGCTTCGCAGAATCCATTCGGACAGTATGGTAGCATCATCGACAATATCGGTTCACGCTTCGGTATTACTGGCAATCTCACGGAGCTTCTGACATCGAAGACAGCTCTAATGACTGGTGCTATTGGTGCCAGTATTGCTATAGTAACAAAAGCGACGGAGGCGTGGGCTGGTTATAATGCTGAATTGGCGAAGCAGGACCAGCAGACGAGGGTCATTACCGGGCTGAAGGGTGACGACGCAGAGAAGATGACGGACAGCATCCGTGCGATGGTAGACACATACAATGTGGACTTCCGTCAGGCTGTGGAAGCGGCCAATACACTGATGTCACAGTTCGGTGAGACTGGCGAAGATGTCATGATGATATTGCGCGACGGTATGCAAGGCATGATAGATGGTGACGGTGGCAAGTTGCTCCAAATGATTCAGCAATACGCCCCAGCATTCCGCGATGCTGGTGTCAGTGCGCGTCAGTTGGTAGCTGTCATACAAAATTCGGAGGGTGGCATCTTCACCGACCAGAATATGAACGCCATCGTCATGGGTATTAAAAATATCCGACTAATGACGAAAGCCACGAGCGATGCCTTGAAGCAAATGGGAATCGACGGCGATCAGATGTCCCAACAGCTGAGCAACGGCACGCTGACTGTGTTCGATGCACTAAAGCAAGTGGCTGATACCATTCAGACTGTAGACAGCAATAGCAAGGTGGCTGGCGAGGTGATGCAGCAGGTCTTTGGCCGTCAAGGTGCCATGGCAGGTACTAACCTTGGAAAGGCTATTGCACAACTGAACACCAACCTCGAAGAAACCAAGCGACAGACGGGCGAGATTGGCGAAGCGTATGCCGAATTGCAGACCGCCAACGAGCGTCTGAACAAGGCTATCCGCGATTGCTTCGAGTACGACGGCTGGGAACAAATGGCGAAGGGTATCAAAGTGGAATTGGTCGACGCACTGAGCAGCGTCCTTGAACTGTCTGCTAACATCAAAGGCGTATGGACTTCCGTGACAGACATTCCCCTCTTCGGTGCGATAGCTGATGGCATTTCGTCCGTTATGAATCCTCTGGGAAATCTTTTATCTATTCTCGAAAAAATAAGAGTATTGAGCAAGAGTGGTGTCAAGACCGGTAGTAACTGGCAACCCATAGGCGAAAATATAGATGATAACGGAAATTTTATAAAAAGGCCACAAAACGGAAACTATGCTCATTTCAACACAAGTACAGGACAATATGAGCAAGGGTACGGACCAAACGGGAAGAAACTGGTAAGCAAGCCAGGAGAGGCTGTTCAATATGAAAGTACAACTGTCACAAGAAAAGGCAGCGGTGGTGGAGGAGGAGGAGGAACCACACCAACACCAACCGTCGAAAAGACGGAAGAGCAGCTGAACAATGAATCCATCGCCAAACTGACCAAAGAATATCAGAAGCTGGCGCAAGCATCCAGTACTGCGAGTGCTGAGCAGCAGGCAGGATTCACGAAGCGCATGTCCGACATACAGGAAGAGATTGCCGCACTACAGAAGCGCAATGACCAGCTGCGCCAGTGGGCTGACGAGGCGAAGGGTGGTAGCAATGAGATACAGCGCAATGACGAGCGCATCAAGTCGCTGACGGATGATTACAAGAAGGTGTCGGACATTGCAAAGACCGCTACGGGAGATGAGCTGAAGAATGCACAAGCACGTCAGCAGTCCATACAGACTGAAATTAAGACGTTGCAAGACCGTAACAAGGAACTGCGACTATACGAACAGCAGGCTCGCGGCGAGGCTCCTGAAGTGGGTAGCAAGAAACAGTTGCAGCAACAGCTGGGCGACCTACAGCAGCGTCAGTCACTGTTAGCTCCAGACACGCAGGGATGGCGTGATCTTCAAAAGGAGATAGACGCTACTGCCCGTCAACTTGACATCGTACAAGGTAAGATACCCAAGGGTGAGCAGGCCGTCATCACGTTCACCGTCAAGAAGAATGAGCTTGACCAAACACTGGCCAGCATTCCGCAAACAAAGGATGTCAAAGTCAATGTTGATGCACCTGCCCCCGTAGACGTGAAGGTCAACGATCCGGAGCCGGTAGAAGTGAAGACCATTGCCCCCAAGCCCTTTGACGTGAAGGTCAACGAGCCGGAGCCGGTAGAAGTGAAGACCATTGCCCCCAAGCCCGTTGACGTGAAGGTCAACAAGCCGGAGCCTGTAGATATAAAGGTCAACGAGCCGGAGCCGGTAGAAGTGAAAGTAAATGTCGAAACAGTTGGCGATATTGACGACCTTACAGACGAAGATAGGACAGTACACTACAATGTTGAGACGGATGGTGCAGACCTGACGGACGAAGACAGGACAGTACACTACAATGTCGAGACGGATGGTGCGGACCTTACGGATTTGACTGATGAAACTGTGACGGTAAGCGTTGCTGTTACTGGTCAGGATTCGTTGGAAGCATTAAAGAAGCAACTCGACACAGAGTTGGGCGACAGGAAGTACACTATCACCTACGAGACGAAGACAGTTGACACGAATGCGTTCAACACACAGAACATCGACGCATTCCTGGCTGACGCAAAGAACAAAATCAAGGAGTCGGAAATCGGGAGTGAGCTGTACAATCAGCTGACAGCGCGTATTGCCGACACGTCGGCATTGAGTGGCATGATTCAGGTAGCCATTAAGAACGGCTTCGACATGAGTTCGCTCGGTGGCATGGATGTCAACATATGGAAACAGTTGTTGGCTAATCAGGACGTACCGACGGAAGACCTACAAGCCATGCTTGACAAGATTAATGCGTGGTTTGAAGAAAAGGGAATCAAATTGAAGTTTGGGCTTGATGCCAACACTGGCGAGGTCAAAGAGGAAAAGAAGAATAAAAATAACGATGACACAATAACCAAAGCATCAAAGGCTCTGAGTGGACTGAGCAGTATCAAAGGCGGTCTTGACCAAATCGGAATAAAACTACCATCAGAAATTGAAAAGGCAATTGCTGTGATGCAAGGTGTAATGGCTGTCATACAAGGTGTGAATACAATTATATCAATTTTCAGCACGTCAACAGCAGCCGCTCAGATAGTATCGGTTAATGCCAACACAGCGGCATTGATTGCTAACACAACAGCACTTGCTATTAATAGCGCAACGAACTTTATACCATTCCGTAACGGTGGTATCGTTCCAGCCTTCAAGACTGGTGGCATTGTGCCACATGCAGCCATCGGATATGAGGTGCCAGGGCATGACTATTCTGATAGCACACCGATTATGGTTTCAAGCGGCGAGCTCATCCTCAATCGCAGTCAACAGGGAAACCTTGCAAGTCAACTGGAGCAGGCCCGACAGGAAAGCTACGGTGGCGGTAGTGGTACACCATACGTTCAGGGCGAATTGATATACCTTGGTATAAACAACTTCCTGAAGCGTTCGGGACGTGGAGAGATTGTAACAACTAAAAGAGGATAAGCGATATGGCACAGAACGGTAATAATATTATAGTATATAGCGGTGGCACGGCTATCGCAGGTACACGGTCAAGCGAGATACAGAGCGGTTCGGAACTAATAGAAGTCAGCAGCCCAACGCAAGGCACATGGCGACAATATATCGCAGGCCGCAAGGAGTGGAGCGTGACGGTGGGATTCCTGGTGCTGTCTGATAGTGCGCTGGCCATCAGCAACAAGACAGGTATTCAGGATTTGCTGCAAGTTGGAAACACATTTACGCTCAAAATCAAAGAGCGCAATGCGGCTGACTCTGATGGTGTGACAGGCTCGGCCATCTTGAAGACGTGCAAGATTACGATGACACGCGGAAACTTGGTGCAAGGTTCCTTCCAATTCACTGGAAACGGGACGTTATCGGCACCATCTGCACAGACATAACGCTGCGTGATGTAGCGACGTGAATATTTTCATAGTTATAATTTGTTTTAGGTTATAATTTTTCATTGAATTTGATTTCCAAGGGGTGCAGCGGCACCCTTTTTTTGTTGTCGGTAAACCTTAACCGCATACTTTCCCGAATAACAGAAGATAAATGAAAAGAAATAGATATGAAATGGTTGACATTACCCTTTATCAAGCAACAGTTGAGGATTGAGCCGGACTTCACGTTAGAAGATGATATGCTGACGTTGTACGGCAACTCAGCCGAGAATACGCTGCTACAACTGTGCAATCGCTCGTATGAGAGCTTCTTGGACGAATATGGCGAGATTCCGCAAGACATCATTCACGCCACGCTGATGCTCGTTGACGTGAGCTACCATCAGCGTAGTCCTATTTCGCAGTATCAGTTATATGCCGTCGGCTATGCGTTCGACCAGAAAGTGAAGCCGTACATGTGGCTGACAAAGCGCGACGACGACAACGCAGAAACGACGGAAGTGCCGATTGGTAGCGACACGAAGATTGAGTTCACGGCTGATCTGCCGGACGACTTAACGCTGGCCGACATCACGTTCACAGGAAAGGTCATCAATGCCAACCAAAAAGACAAGGTAATGGACTTCACGAAGGCCGATTGTATCAGGGCCGACGAGAGCGGCGAATACTACGTGGTGCTGGTAGACACCGAGACGATGGGCGTTGGCTCATTGGTGATGAAGTTGACGGTGCAGATACCTGACACGGACTACACCAGCGGCTATCGTAAAGAGGTAGTAAAAATCAATCCACACATCAGAATTACAGGTTGACGCATGAAAGGAACAGCACGAATCATCAGTATGACGGCGGGTGCAGGTCGCATCGCAGGCAGTAGAATCAGGATTGAGGCTGCTGCTGTTGGTGTGGTACGTGGAAATGGCACGGATGCTCTTCGGAAAACCGAAGGGAACGGTGGCCGCAGTCGGGAGGCTGGTGTGCTCCATTGGCTGAAGGTCATGCCCGAACAGGTGCAGGAGTTCGTGTGGTTGCATCCTGACGGCGTGGACTACAATATCGAGACATCGACAAACCTGAAATGGAAAATCATTTAAAAACAAAAAGATATGGCATACGCAAGTTGGCTCGTACCGAGCAAAACATCAGGCAGCGGCAATGATACAGTCAATGTGACCGCTGGCAGCAACAACACCGGACGCTCACCGCGTCAGACCGCTATGACATTCAAAGCAGCCAACTGCGAGGATGTCGTGCGCCAAGTGATACAGGCTGGTAAGCCTGAGTTTGTAACCATCCAGTCGGCAGCAGCCGTGTCGAAAGACGGGGTGGCAACGTTGACCATCGAAGGCACCACCAACTCGTCGAAGTTGACATTCTCGTTGGCAAGCGGTGGTACGTTGGTACTGACACTCCCCGCTACCTATCTCGCTAATTCGCTGGTAACGAACAATGGCGCGGCTATCACAGGCGACCCAGGTTCCACGCAGGAGTTCCCGTTCTCCATTCAGTTTATCAACATCCCGAAGAATACAGTTATCACCGAGAAGACCGTGCAGCTCATTGCGACTGACAATGCTGGACACACAGCAACATGTCTCATCACTCAGGCCGCTGGTGATCCTGTCCTCGAAGTATCGCCTGAGAGCGTACAGATTGACTGGAACGCATACAGCGAAAGCACCAGCGCATCGTTCACGGTTACTTCTAACACTAACTGGACCATCGAGTAATCATGACAAAAGCAATCCCCTGGAATACCGGCGACGGCAACATCATCGTGACCTTCAGCGGTCACGGTGATGGCGTCGTAACCGTCACCTCGGACACTGATTGCACGTTACAAGACCGCCAACAGGTGCTAACCATCAGCGGTGGCGGACTGACGGCAACTGTGTTGGTCATCCAAAAGTCGGGCGCAAGGGGTCTGATAACAAGTGACGGCAAGCTGCTGACGGTTCTCGGGGTTGGTGCTGACAGAAACGCGCTATGCGCAAAGGCTGAGACAGGTGTACGACTGACGGCTGAAAAGGCTGGATCAGAAAGGTATCAATTCATCACAAAAGACGGCAAGCTGCTGGCAGTGGAACATGTAACGAATAACGAATAGAAGATTATGGCATACCAATCAGGACTATTGAGAAATCGCGTCATCATCGCCAACAAGATGCAGGCGGTGGATGGCGACTTCGGACGCAACTCAGGCGGTGTGCACTATCTGCGTCTGGGTGAATTTTGGGCAGAGGTGAAGTTCACGAAAGGCATGAAGGCTATGCACGAAGGTGCGTTGGACGCCTACGACACGGTGATGATTCGCATGCGCTATCAGAAGGACATGGATCGTGACTCACTAATAGCTCACGACGGACGTGTGTATAGCATCCAGTCATTCCATCGTGACTATCAGGAAAACATCACCCAGATTACGGCGGTGGAAAAGCCCGACCTCTCGACAGACTTCTACGAGACGTTGGCACTGGCTGCAAATGGTCAGGTGTTGACGGCTGACGGTCAACTTTTGACCGTTCACGATAAACCACAAAAAGATTAAGCAATATGAGTACGAAACTGAAGGGACAGAACCTGCGAATTTTCCTCGATGGACAGGTCATCACAGCGGCTTTGAATTGTCAGCTGCGAATCAAAAGCACCGTCCGCGATAATTCGACCAAGGACACCACAGGCGACTGGGCACAGAACGAAATCGTGGACATGGGTTGGGAGGTGACAGCCGACTCAGCCGTTTGGACTGGCGAAGGCCCAGGTAAGAACACGAAAGACCTGCTGGACTATCGTGGAGCATTGGTAGACGTAGAACTGGCCGTCACCAACGGCGAATACAACGCCGAAAAGGATGATGTGCTGTTTGTCGGCACGGCTATTCTTACTTCCATCACCGTGACTGCCAAAAATAGAGAAAATTCAACTTGCAATGTCATCCTGACTGGCAAAGACATCCTGAGTATTCCTCAATGGTTGTGTGATGTAAATGGCAACCGCCTGTGCGTTGTCGGCCCGAAGGGTTTGACGGTTAGAAAATAAAAAATAGGAGAATGAACTATGAGACAGAAGACAGTAGCAATTATTCACTACAACACGCCGGAGCTGACAATGGCGGCGATTGGCTCACTGCTGAAGAATGGCGGCGGGCCGTTCCGCGTGGTGGTGTTCGATAACTCGGACACGCGACCATTCGAGGGCGCGACGAACGTTAAGGTGTTTGACAACACAAAAGGTCAGATTATCGACTTCGACGCAGAACTGGAGAAGTACCCTGAGCGCGACCGCTCGATAGGTTGTGCCAAGGGTTGCGAGTTTGGCTCAGTGAAGCACATGATGACGGTGCAGAAACTTTGGGAGCTGTTGCCCCAGGGCTTTGTGCTGATGGAGTCGGACATTCTGATCAAGAAGAACATCGACGAGTTCTTTGAGCCAGCATATAGCGTGTATGGTTATTGGCAGAAGGCGCAGACGGGCAACCCGTTCCACATCGGTCGCATGTTGCCCATGCTGTGTTGGATGAACGTGCCGATGCTCACCCGCGAATGTGCCAAGTACTTCGACCCGACGAGGACTTACGGGCTGTTACCTGGTGGCCGTGCAAACCGAAACAACTGGTATGACACGGGCGCGGTGTTACTTGAAGACATCCTGACGAAGCGGCCAAGGCTGAAGGGCTATCACCGCGACATCCGCGAGTTCGTGGAGCACTACGGCTCAGGTTCGTGGAAGGCTAACGACCTCGCGCAGCAGATGGCGTGGTTGGAGGCACACAAGAACCTATTGCCCACAGAAGACGAAAACGTGAGGTTGCCGCTGCGTACCAAGGTGGCCATTTGTGCCATCGGTAGGCTGGAGAACCGCTACGCCGTGGAATGGGTGGAGCATTACAATGCGCTGGGCGTTGACAAGATATTCATCTACGACAACAACCGCGTGGAGGATGGTGAGTTGTTCCAGGACGTTTTGCAGCCGTACATCGAGGCGGGCTTTGTGGAAATTACCTATTTCGAGGGTTTGCAGCGCGACGCTTACGAGAAGTGCTACCGCGACCATTCCGACGAATACGACTGGATAGGTTTCTTCGATTTCGATGAGTTGGTGGACTTCGCCAACGTGCGGATGACCATCCCCGTTTGGATTGACCAGTACAATGCCGACGTAGTGTGCCTGAACTGGCAGGTGATGACCGACAACGGACTGACACACTACGACCCGCGACCGATGAAGGAACGTTTCACGGAAGGCACGGGTGAGGACTTCGGCATCAATCATCATGTGAAGTCGTTCGTGCGTGGAGGTGTGCAGAGCGTGACGTTCTGCGACCCGCACATCCCAACAACTCCAGAACTGGTGTGCGTGAACGTGCTGGGCGAACGGATTGAACAGAAGGCCATACAACCGAAGGTGATTCATAGCGTGGCGCGACTGCTCCACTACAATACCAAGACCGCCGAGGAATGGTTGGAGAAGGTGAGCCGTGGGTGGTGCGACGTGACGGGCCAGGCCTACAAGCAGCGCAAGGAACATGCCATCGAGTATTTCTTCAGCATCAATGAGCGGACACCTGAAAAGGAGGCGATACTTGGCTGCTGTGACACAGCAGCACACTCAACAGAGAAGCCCGACGCTGACGCGACGGGAACGGTGGCCGCTGAGCCAAAGAGTAAACCCAAGACGCAAAAACGCAAGAATAGTAAAAAGCAGAAATAGATATGAGTTTTTTCAGTAATCTTTTCAAGGCAGCGACACCGACGGAGGCGTTGAACTTCCGCGAGGCCCCGATAGGTCAGGGAACCGTCGGGGTGCCGGCATCGACGACGGACACGACGGACTATGCGAAGAAGCAGCTGGAGGGTCACGGCGGGTCGTTCGAGGAGAACATCGTGCCGGTGCAGTCGCCTCGCATGGCTCTGGCTATCTCGGCGGTGTACCGTGCCATCGAGCTGAGGGCGAAGACCATCGGACAGATGCAGTTACAGTATCAGCGGCTCGACCGCGAGGGTGGCAACTTCGTGATGGACGTGTCGAACTCTGACCGCTATCAGAGTCAGGGTACGAAGATTAACTACTTGTTGCAGGTGGAGCCGAACCCGATTACGACGGCGGCGACGCTATGGGAGCAGGTGACCATCGACCGCCTACAGCGCGGCAATGGTTTTGTGTATATCGAGCGCGACACGGACACCGACGAGCCGATTGCGCTGTGGCGTGCCACGTGTGGCGGCTACAACATGGGGCTGGGGACGTACAACCTGACGTGGTTCTCTGACCGTGGCGAGCGCAGCCGTGCGAACATTCCGGCGCGTGACGTGCTCCACTTCCCCAACACGTTCAAGGAGGAGAACGGCTTCTGG